ACCCTGCTGCTGCTGCGTGGAGAAAAGGTCGCCATACTCGCCCTTGAGCGCGTCAATCAGCTTGTCGCCGTCCTTGATTGCGCCCTTGTCGTCGAGTTCGATGCCGTCCAGTCCGCGCTTTGCCATTACAAGGTCGGCAAGTTTCTCCTGCATCCCCTTGCTGGTCAGCAGCTTTCTTGCGGCGGTTGTCAACGTCGCGGTTTTTTTCTCCGTTTCCACCTGCTGCTTGTAGGCGTCGAACGCCTCCTGAATCTTCTGCGCGTCGCCGCCGCTCTTCTTCGCGTCGGCAAGCTGCTGTTTGAGCGTGTCGCGCTCCGTTGTCAGTGCTGCAATCTGCTGCGCCTGTTCCGCGTACTTGTCACGCTCCGCCTTGATGTCGTTGATTGCGTCGCTGTGGGCTTCCACAATCGCGTCAATCGCTTCATCAGGCACATTCAGGGCTTTCAGGTTCTTTCGGGTGAGGATATTCATGGTTCAATCTCCTTTGCTTCGGGGCGCGGTGCTTTGCGCCTTTGATTGTTTGCGGTTAGGCGGTGCTTTGCCTTTCCGCTTATATGCAAACAGCGCACGGCGGTTCTTTGCCATGCGCTGATGTTGCTGTAATTAGTCCATATTCTGCTTGATTACGTCCGCCATGATGTCCACAAGGCGTTCCGCGTTTGCGGAATCTGCGAACGTGTCCGTCATAAACGGTCTTCCGGGGGTGTATCCTCCAGGCATGACGCGGAACTCGCCTTTGTCGCCCAGCTTGGAAAAGAAAACGGCGTGTCCTGCGTGCCCATCGTGTACATAATGCGCGTACTCAACGTTTGTGCCGATGGTTACTTCGTTGTTGTCGGGGTCGATGTCGGCAGTGATGCTTCTCGCCAGATTGCCAGTGTTGTAGACCTTATGCTCGTATCCAGTCACCATCTTCTCGCGTACCATGCCGACGGATTCTTGCGCAACCGCTAAAAGCCCGACAAACATTGCCTGTTCCAGCTTCTGATTGATTTCCGGCGTGTGGTCTACGAACCCGCTCATTTCTTTTCCTTCTTTCGGATGTTGCCGTCTGCGTCCACATACTCGGTGGACAGGATGACTTTCGGCATAATCATGCAGTAGCAATTGATTGTTTCCGCTGCGCTGCCGTTCGGGTCGCCCGGAAAGCGGATGTTGCTGTTCGGAAAACACTCGCCCTGCTTCGCCATCTTGCCATGTCGCGCCATATGCGCTTCACGGCTGTTTTGGAATCGGCAAAACCACTTGTTGTAAACCGTTACGCCTTGGTCTGCTGCCTCCTGCGACGCGGCGTAACTCGCTTGACTTTGTGAGCGCGTCCGCTCTGTCTGCGCCACGCGCCGCGCTTGCCACTCGCTCTGCCCCGTGATGTCGCCGATGCGGTTCATCAGCTTCTTCCGGTCCTCGCCCAGCGTGGATGACAGCGCCAGCGCGTTTTGCAGCTTGTGGCGAATTTCGGTGTTCTGCCCTAAATTCTTGTACGCCAGTTTCGTGAATGCTGTTTCGTGCGCGGCGAAAATCGCTTTGATTTCGCGCTTGTTGGGCTGCGCGAACGACACCTTGACACCCGCGCGGTCTGCTTGCGCCTCGATGACGGTTTGCGCCTCGCCTAAGCTGTCGGCGTACACGTCGCCCATCGTGTTCCGGATGTCGTCGGTTGCCCGTTTCCCTGCCTTGCAGATTTCCTCCATGATGACTTCTTCCACTCGGTATTGGCGGATAAGTTCGCGGACAAAACCCGCTTTCCACCGCTCTACCTTTTCCGGCGTGTCGTAGTACGCGGGCGGCTTTATCTTGCCTTCGTCCACTTGTTGCTTTTTGCGCAAGAAGTCTTTCAGGCGCTCCGTGGCGATGTCAAGCGCCTCTTGGTACATCGCCTTTATGCGCATTTGCAGCGCGGCTTCGCGCAAATCGTTGCGCTCCACGTCCGTCACGGCTTGCCCGTCTCCCCAGCGTCAAAAAATGCAATCAGGATGCGTAAGACAAGTCGAACCGCTACAATCCACCAGCCGATGCACAAGAGCCAGTCCGGAACGATGACGTTATTCGCCGCCAGAACTTGAAGAATCACCATCAGATACAGCATCTTCTTCCTCCTCGCCTGTCTTCTGCATTGCCTGTTGCGCCATTCGGATGCCAAGAAGCGATTCTTCCTCCCCACGCTTCATGATGTCGTCGATTTCCTCCGACAGAATCATCGGGTTCAGCTTCAATCGCGTTTCCTTGTCCAAATCTCCCTGCGCGGTGTAGATGTTTTGGATTATTTCGCTCTCGTTGGCAATCGTCTGCCGCTTGAAGCGGATTGTTTCGGTCTCGATGCCCAGAATCCGCAGAAGTTTCTGCACGAAATCAAAGCACTGCCATTCGTAGGCGTTCGCCTTCAAGTCCAGATTCGCCATGCTTGCCCGGATTGCAACGTTCGTCAGGCTTCCGCCCGTCAGCTCCGACACATCCAGCGCCATATAATCGCGATAAAGCTGCCGTTCCAGCAGTTCCAGCGCGGTTTGACGCGCTGCATACGGAACTTCAAAGGTCTCCGGCGTTACTGTGCTGGATGACGTCCCGTCAGAAATGTTCGCGATTGCTTTCAGTCGGTGAATCTGTTCCAGCATCAGCGCTACTTCGTCGAAGTTGCCTCCAAAGTTGTTCAGCACCCAGTAAACATCATTCGCCTTTTCCAGATTGTTTCCAAAGTCGGAAAGAACGATGTCGTACAAGTCGATTTTGGAACGGATTGCAAGTGTCAACTCCGTCTGCTTCTTGTCGTTCGCGTACAGCGGCACAATCGGCAGTGCGCTGTAATTCTCCTCGGACACAAGGCGCTCGCCTGTGATGTCTCTTGCGTATGTGCGCTTGTAGGCGCGTTTCTCCTGCGCAACCTCCAAATCAGAGGCATTCTCGCGCGTTTTATAAACCGTCACGCCGTCCGGCTCAAAAACACGCGCCATCAGCGGTTTGTCGTCGCCAATCTGCCAGAACTGCACCCCAACCATCTGTTCGCCTGTCAGTTCGTCCAGCAGCGCCACGAACCCGCTGTTTTTATCCGTGTACGCACGCAGAATCTCAACGTGGTCGAGATTCCAGTAGCCCCAGCATACGCCATGCACAAGCGCATACAGTCCGATTTTCGCAAGTGTCGTGTCGAACCCGATTCCCAGCTTGCTTTTCGTTGCGTCGTTTTCCAGCTCCACGCCATTACCCAGCAAATAATTAGCCTGCTGCATGGTGAAGCGGCGGAAAAAGTCACTGTAAATGCGCTGTCCGGGGATTGCTTGCGTTGCCGTCGCTTTCTTCTTTACCTTCTTCCCGTCGGCGGTTGTCTGCTCCGTCTCCGATGTAGTCGCTTGTAGCACGACTTTCGCGGAAACGGTATCGTTCTGCGCTTCGTAGTATCGTTGCGCGATTCCAGCCTTGGCAAAGTCCTCGCTGTGTTTATATGCTCCGATAACCGCCAGCGTTGCCTTTGCTTTGTCCGGCTCGTTCTGCCAGTCTTGCCATGTGATTTTTGTAAACATCTGTATCACCCCCCAACGTATAAACTCGCGCCGTTTCTGTCGATAATCCGGCAGCAGCACGCGGCACTGTCCGGCGCGTCGTCGTGCTCCGCATCCTCGGTGTAGTCCATAATCTGCGCGATATAATCCCTGTCTGTGCCTTCCAAAAACACGATATTCCCCCACCACTTTTTGAGGTAAGTGCTGATTTTCAGATACTTGTTCATTTTTTCCGGGTATGCGCGTACCGCCATATTGCGGCGGCGCAATTCCCGCGCCAAATATCCTTTGTCGCCGTTTGTTTCACAGTAAATCGGGGCGCACATTAGGCGCTCCGTCTCCGATTGCAGTGCTTCCATCAGCGTGTCAACGTGCTTTCGCCACAAACGTCCGTACAAGTACAGCGTGTCGCCGTCCCTCTTGGCGCACGTCAGCGCGGTGTAGTCCTCGCCGCCATAGGCAGCATCAACGTGCGCGATGCCGTCCCGCAGCTTTTCCGCTTCCTGCGTGAACGTCGGCGGCGTGTCGAACAGCGCATTTTCGGCGGCGATGTGGCGCAACTCATAGTTCGCGGCAAACAGCGACGGCGACATTGATTTCCGCAGCTCTTCCAGCTTCTCCGGCGCAATCAACCCGGTCGTGTAGCAGTCGTGCTTCTCCGGCGGCGCAACCAGCGTGAACGCGTCCTCGATGTGCCACGGTGTGCCGATGAAGACGATTCGTCCGTCGCGGGTGACGATGTTTCTTAGCTCCTGTATAACGCCCTTGGTGCGCTCTCGTTCTGCGCGGCTGATGCGGTCGTTGAGATTTACAACGTCGTCGCAAACAATCAAATCTGCGTGCTTGCCAGTCATGGACGACCCGCAGCCAATGCCGATTAGCTGGTCAGCGCCACGCGGCGAATCGTACACGCTCACCGTCATACAGTTTCCGCCCGATTTCAGCAGCGTCACGTCCTGCTGCATGAGGATTTGCGCCATGTAGCAAAAAGCCTCGTTGTCGAATACCTTTTTCGCTTGCGCGATGCTCTCCACAACGTCGCTGTCGGTTTTTCGCATGAAAATCGCGTTTTTCCCGTGATTGAGAACGCACCACATTGCCAGCGCAACGGAAAGGCAGGAGGACTTGTAGGATAGACGATGCGCTTGAAGCGTGTAATCGTCCGCTCCGAAGATGATGTGCTGCATCCAGCGTCCGTGAAGTTCGTCCGTTAAATCACGGAATCCGCACATTCTTCCGACGGCGGCGGGATGGTATCGCCAGATGTTCCACACTTCATCCCGCGTCAGCGTCGTCATTTTACTTCTCCCCGCGTCTCTTTCAGCAGCTTGTCGATGTCTGCTTTCGCGTCCTCGGACAACTGCGGCGTTTTGACGGTCACGGTGTCGCCGGGGTCTTCTCCGATGAGTTTTGCAAAATACTGCATAGCAGCAAGATTTCCATCGGCAGCCATTTTTGCAAGGCGCATGATGTACGCCTCCTTGAATGTTATTCCGTTTTTCATCGGCTTATCTGCAAAGTCAATCGCAAATTCACGCAATGTCTTGTTGCCGTTCCGAACTGCGACGGACTTTTTGTTTTCTTCTCGCGCATTCAGCGTATTACCCTCGCCATTCCCGAAGCGTTTTCCCTTTTTGAGATTCGCAAGGCTGTTAGGATGTTTCCCGTGCGCATACTGTTTTGTTTCCTGTTCCGTTGGCATTTACTCACCGCCAGTTAAAAAAGCAGATTTCCATTTTCGTCTGTAATCGGACCAGTGTCGTACTTTTTCCGTCTGGACTTCGCATTGCTGCTGCCTCTTACTGCCTTGTTGTATTTTGCCCATTTGCCCGAACCGCTTGCCATGCTTTATTCCCCCTTGCGATTTTTGGTTTCGTGTAGTCGATTGTTTTATACTTGTCAATAAGATTGTCGAACGCTTCCCGGTAGAAGTTGAAAAGCCCCTCGTTCTCCTCGAAGTCGAACTGCTCCAGACACGATGCGCTCCGCAAATTCGCGCTCCCCGTCAGCACATAATGATTTCCCTTGTGCGTTTCCATCAGTAGGATTTTCATGTGTGTGTTCGTGAAAGCGACTTGCAATTTGTTGTCGATGTCCAGCTCCTCATACAAGTACGGAATTAAATCCGTTTTGTAGTGGCTGTAGAAGTAGCCGGACAGCATCAGATTGATTTTCTCCACGTTGCGGAAAAGCAGCAGATTTTTGAAGCTGTCAACGTTGTTTTCTGATAGTGACAACGTGGAACAGTAGATTGTTTTGAGGTCGATTCCGCGATACATCACAAGCGCTTCCGGCAAGTCGCCAAAAATGAAATTGCCCGGAACGATGCAGGTAGTCCGTGCGTTGCGTTCCAGACAAATTTTTGCGGCAAGGTCGCGTGCGTATTGAAAGTCCGCCTTGTTGTAGATTGCCGACTTTGCCATCTTTGGCTTTATGATGCGCGTCTGCTCTTCATCGTCCACGATGGAGAAGTCAGCGACGGAGAAGTCTATGTCATCGTCAAGTTCGATTGTGTCGGGGAAATGGATTTCCGGAATGTCGAGGTCGAAGTCCGTCACGTTTCCGCCGCACCTCCTAACCCTTTGATGATTTCCTTTTCTCGCTCGGACAGTGTGATGTACAGCGTTTCGTCGTTTACTGCTCTTTCTGCCGCTGCCTTCTCCGACAGCAGGAAGCAAGCCCCAAAAACGCCTTTCTTCGCGTTGTCGAGCGTTCTTGCAAAAAAACTTCCTTCTCGTCGAGCGTGAAGTATTGTCCTTTTGCGGAAAGCTGGTTGAGTTGCACGGCGGTTGCGACTTGCGGCGGAAATTTCAGCTTGCTAAGTTGTTTTTTCTGCGCTTTGACGTTTTTTGCGTCTGCTGCCTTTATTCTGCGGTATAAGTCCGGCGCAGTCTCAACCAAATGCACCCCCAAGTTTGTTACAAATCCCGTATTGACTTTTGCGCCGTTTTGGTATGTCACGCTGTACCCGACACAGACGCAATGTAGTCCGTTGTACGGTTTGAAACAAGCAGTTCCGGGTGCAAACAAGAAAAAGCGGATTCCATGCGCTAAGTAGAATTTTTCGATTTTGGAGAGGATGGAGAACGGCGGGTTATCAATAACGATGCTGTTTTCTGGATATTCTGCGTGTTCGTAATCGCCGCCCGGATAAAATGGACGAATTACCTTCGTGCTTTTATCAAGGTTGTAATGCTCGAACACCCACTCTTTTACCGTTTCGTAAATGTTCGGCGGCGTATAGCAATCGTCCGTTGTCAGTTTCGGCTTGAACTTATCGACGAATGCCTTGTACTCCTCCGATGCTTCTTCAAGCGTCAATTGCTCCATTTTTTCCTCCTCTTCGTCCGTCGCGTCCCCACCAACGCAACAAAGCGCACTCGCGCATAAATCCCGCCGCTGAAGAGGCAAGAGCAGCACTTCCATAGTCGCCTCTTCCAGCAAAAAAGACGCTTGCATCACTGCTCGCGTCTTTCTTGCTGTTTTTACATTTTACATTATAGCACGGAAATTACTCTCATAACTCTCATTTTTTTATTTCTATATGTTTTTGCCATTTGCCATTGCCTGTAATGCCGCCTATTTCGCGTTCTAACGGCTTGCTTGTTTTTGCTCATAATTGCCGCCTGATTGCTCCAACGGCTCTCAGGCGGCATTCTGTTGCGATTATGCGGGCTTGATTGCTTCCACCTGCTGCTTGGTGAACAGGTATGCGGTCGTCAGGAAGAACCCGCTATTCTCTTCCTTTGCGTCAACGTTCTTTTCGTCCTTTTTCTGCTTGCGCGTCTTGGGCTTCCAGATGCTCACGGTCAGCGCGGCGTGTTCGCCCTTTTTAACCATGTACCCGTGATTCTTCCACTCGGCGAAGGTGTGAATCGGGAGGCGCAACCCGTTCATGATGTAGGTGGCGGCTTCCTCTTCGGAGAAGATGCCCGCGCTGATGGCGGACTTGACGATGATTTCTTCGTTCGACATGGTGCTTGCTCCTCCTTCCTGTTCACGCCAGCGTTGCAACGACTTCGGAAGGCTTGTACTCTTCGCCTTTCTTCCAGCGAACGATGCTGCGCTCGTAGTCGCCATCCATCGTTTCGTCCCCGTACTGCAACTCGTAGCAGTATTTCTTCGTTTCGTAGTACCAGTTGATAGCCAGCTTCTGCGCCATCTTCTCGGTGATGCGGATGCCCTTCTTGATGCTCGCGAACTTCATAATTCTTACCTCTTTCTGTCGGGGGCTTTATTATTTTTGTACCGCCCTCCTGACACTATTATTATAGCATATACTGCCGTATATGTCAAGGGGTAAATCACATTTTTTTGCGATTTTTTGCAAACTTTTTGCGCAACGAAAAAGGCGCACCCCAGCGGATGCGCCCATGCTATTATTGTTTTCTGTTGGTAATTATTTCACGCCCGACATAGGCGTTTACGGAATCAACGATTAGCTGCGCCACCGAGAGACCGCGGCGCTTTGCTTCTTCTTCCAGCGCCTCCTTGCTCCCAGCGCGAACGTCGAAGCGCACCGTCTTAATTCCTTCTTTTTCGCGATACTTCTTCATCGCGCGGACGGAAATGTCCCCTTGGTAGTACTCTTTCCTCATTGCCACAACCCCTTTCGGGGATATTGTAGCATAGGATGGTTGATTTTGCAAGCTGTTACTTTTCACGCTTCACCTCGACGATGTAGTCCATATCGTTTGCTCTTTCGCAGATTGCGAGCGTTTCTCCGTCCAGCTTTGCAAGGTGGCTGTACACGCAACCATCTTTTTCAAGGCGACCATGCTTTTTAAGCTCTCTGTATTCTTCCTTCGTCAGCGTCAGCATCACTGTGTTTTCCCCTCCATTCATTTACAGTTGACTTATTGTAACGTATCCGCATCCATTTGCGTAACGCGGGCGAGTGAGCGTTACCAGCTTGTCTCCAAACCGGCAGTACGTATTGCCATTCCGCCATGTATCCGCATCACTGATGCAGTAGTCGACGAACACTTGTGTTTGCTTCGGCGAAAGTTTCTTGTTTTCGCAAATCCCGAACGAAGGCGCGAAAACTTCCGCGAACCAGCCCTTGCGCTTCGGAAATCGCAGTGCAAACGCTTTCAGCCAAACCGCATCCGCTTTTTCTTTGTGTTGATTGTAAAGCTCCATTAGCTTCTGTTCGTATTCCTCGTCGGTGATGCTTTCTTCTTTGGCGAGTGCGTCCATTTGCGCTTCCCACACCTTGGTCATTTGGCGGTGCTGTTCAAACAGCGCCGCGCTTTTTGCTTTATCAGTCATTGTCTTTCCCTTTCTGTCGGGGGCTTTATTTTTGTACCGCCCTCCTGACACTATTATTATAACATATACTGTCGTATATGTCAAGGGCTAAATCACATTTTTTTGCGATTTTTTTCAAAGAAAATCGCGCACCTTTCGATGCGCGACCGCCTTATTCCGCGCTCTGGATTTTCCGCTCCGCGTTACCAATCACGCGGAAGACGTGCTGCTCGGAATACGCCAGATTGTAGCTGATTTCCCGGACGCTCCGCCCCTCCAGATACCGCATCCTCATGCACTGCACTTCCAGCGGACTTTCCAGCGCATCAACCAGCGGCGCAAGCTCTTCGCGCATCCTGCACAACTCGTCCCATATTGATTTCTTGCGTTCCAGCGCCTCAACGCGATACAGCAGCCCTTCCTCCGTGCTGTTCATACTTCCGCCCCCGCGCGGCGCGTCGCTGATTGTCCGCGTCAGCTTCTGCGCCCGGATTCGCGCCTGCTCCGCTCGCAAGCACGCCATAGGATACCGCCTGATGAGATACCGCATCCGCTTTAAGTCAACCATTTTCCCCTCCCGCAACCGCCCACGATTATTTTACCCCTTCAAACGCCTTGACGATAGCTGTATACAGCGCAGGGCGAATCTGTCCGCTCATAAGCTCAACGTACAGCATATCTTGTACCTTCTCGATTGCTCCGTTTGCCTCCTTCTCGCCGTTTAGCCGCCTGATTGCGTCCTGCGTCGCCCTGACTTTGTAGGCATCGTGGCGGCTTTTGCATCCGCGCGAAACGTTCCCCGCAAGCCGCTTTACGTTCTTTTCCAGCTCTTTCTCCAGCCAAAAGGAGTAACGGATTTCGTCGGTGTCCACTATTGTCTCACTCTCCGTCCATGTATCGCATAATTGCGTCAATCGCTTCTTGGCATCCCTTTGCCACTACGCAGCGGTAGCCCTCGGCGGTAAGCATTTTCATGCGCTCTTTCTGCGATGTCGATACCGTCCCGCCCTTCTTCCGCTTCATCTCGATAAAAAGTCCGTGTTCGCGCCCGTTTGAGACGGGCAGGAAGATGTCAGGCACTCCTGCACGCGTCCCGGTTCGCTTCATCCTCGCGGCGGTTGCCTTGGCGCGATAACCGCCGTTCGGGATGGCGAACATCCCTTTCAGCCACGGCTTCGTTGCGCTTTGAGCCTCCGCCCAGCGGAAAAGGGCTTCCTGCTCTTCGTCTTCCGTTGGAATTACATTGGCATAAATAGAACGCCATGTAGTCCGCACTTTGGATTTGTACATTTTACCCATGCGCCTCCCTGAACATCAATCGTAGTGTATCGCTTCATCACTGCGTTGCAAACCGGGCAGATTGTCAGCGCGTTTAGCCATTCTTGCCTTTCGACCATGCTGCACCTCCTTTCTGCGCCTTCATGCACATTGCCGCAACCTGCACAGCTTCGCAAGCCAGCAGTGTAGCTGCCGCCGCTGTTTTGCTCGCGCACATCCGAAACGCGTCTGCATCGTCCCGTCGATTTGCCAGCCACACGTCATTCGCCTTTTGCCGAACGCGCTGCATCTCTTCATTCGCTTCCTCGATTTCCTCCCAGATGACGGAGAACGCCTCCGGCATGGAGTTGAACGTTTCTCCATGCTCTTTTTGCGCTCGGAGAAGCTCGGAGAATACAACCGTTACAATTTCATCTTGTAATTCTTTCACAACCATCATCACTCCTTATTGATAAATGCGCAAGCCACGCACACCGTAGCAGCCAGCAAGCACAGCAAACCGATAACCTTCATTGTTATCCCCCCAACCACGCCGCAAGCGCATCCGCTCCGGCGTACACAAGAATCGAAATGATACAGTTGACGAGCGCCAGCAGAATGTAAATGTACCACGGGCGCGTTTCCTTCGCCAGCAGGAAGCCCGTCACTCCCAAACCAATCATCGTGCCGAAAAGCACCGCCTCGGGCAGCGTCACAGTTTTCATCAGCTTTCCTCCCTTACGTCTCAATCTGCGCCTTTGCCAACTCAATTGCCAACAGGTACGTCCTTTCATGCTTTGTCCCGGCGTGGACTTGCTTGACTTCTGCGGAAAAGTCGTCAATCGAGCCGCTGAAGCATCCGCAGGAAACGTATATTCCGCCATCCGTGCCGCGATAAAAGGTAGTTGTATCGTCACGGCTACCGATTGCGCCGATGGTGATGCAATCAGACGACTCCATTACACGCGCATTTCCCCTCACCCACGCATTTCCTGTCACGCGCGCCTCGCCTGTCACCAACGCCTTTCCCGTCACACATGCCGAACCCGTCACACACGCAGAACCTGTCACCAACGCCTTTCCCGTCACCCACGCCGAACCCGTCACCCATGCCGAACCCGTCACCCACGCCTCGTCAGCGACCCACGCCGAACCTTCCTGAGACAGATTTCTCTCCGCCTCAATCCAGCCGCCCAAGTCGCCTGCCTTCACGTCATGCAACGGAATATCAATCAGCGCACGGATGCGATGCAGAATCTTTCCGCCGATTTCTTTTGTTTCGGCCGTCAGTTCGTACTTTTTCATTTTTGCTTTTCCTCCCACGGCATTTCCTGCCGAAACTCGTTTCCCATAAGTTCTCGAAGGCTCTCTTTCATGAACACCTTCATGCCAGTAAGCTGTGCGGCTTCGACAATATTTTCAACCCATTTACGTTTTGGCGTAATCTTGCCTTTTCGATTGCCCGTTTCTGCGCCGATGATTACCCATTCGTCCGAGCCGAAAGAACCAAGCCCAACGTCCATGTCCTCGGTTAGCGGCTCAATGCTCGTAAACGTGTGAAAATGGTTATCTCCTTGGAATCTTCTGGCATTTTTGTTGTCCAGCGTGCTTCCAAACCACCAGTTCTCATGGTTTGGAAGGGCGAGCGTATGCGCGTATTCTGCCGTCTGCGGATGTGTCTGCCATCCATGCGTTTCATTCCAGCGCTTTACTTTATAGGCGCTTGCCATTTTGCACAGTCTGACTGGATTTTTTGTCAGGAACAGATAACGATGCTGCGGCGCGGCTTCGCACGCCATGAATACTTCCGCAATCCATTCATCTGGAACCCAGTCGCCGAACAGGTCTGCCATACTGCACACAAAGATGGTGCGTGACTTTTTCCAGCGCTGCGGCTCATCCAGCTTGTAGCGGTAGAAGGTGGGGTCGAACTCAAAGGGATACGGGGCTATTTTGTTATTTCCGTAATTCTTGAGCGGATAATCAAGCTCATGTAAGTCTCCATCTGCGTGTAGGCGTTCGCACTCATATTCACCCCAGCGGTTTGGCAGCTCGTCCTCGTAATACACGCCGCCGAACCTCTCCGCAATCTTTCGCGCATAGCAGTATTCGCAGCTGTGCCGGCAACCAGTTATAGGATTCCATGTGCTGTCTGCCCAATCTATCTTTGTTTTTCTGCTCATGCCTTTTCCTCCCACGTCGTATTCGCCATCTCTTCCGGCGTGGGCTGGCGCAGCCAGCAGCGCCACGTCTCACCGTAGGTGTAATCGGCGTACCATTCGCGTTCGCTGTCGAAATATATGCGATTGCTTTTAGGCTCCCAGTATGCCACAATTCGCGCACGGACGCACGGCTCGTCGTCTCCGTTGTTATCTTCAATCCACACGAGCGTTCCTGCGCTTACCACAAGCTCTGCAAGGGACAGCACACGGTTTTTGTTATTATTCATTTTCGTCCTCCCTTTCCGCGTCCAATTCTGCCTTCGTCGGCTTCCGCAGCCAGAAGCGTCCTTCCACATCAGGGATGTCGTACAAATCTCCTTCGTAGTTGTACTTACCATCTTCAATCCAGACCGGGTAGTCAAAGCTGCTGTGATACCACTTATGGTCGCCTTCGTACCAAGCGTAACCGATATACGTTTGCAGTTCTTCCAGCGTCAGCACCTTGTTCGGCTCTTGCCAGCGCGTCATTGCTGCTTTGTAGGCTTCTTCTGCCGTTCTACCTGTTGGGCTTTTGCTTTCACACTCTGCATTTGTACCAATACCGCAGCACACAATTCCCGTCCGTTTCGAGCAAGTCAAAGATTCCAATTTTAAGAAGCATCTTCGACCCACAATACGGACAAAACACAGGGAACTTCTCGTCACTCATTGTCGCTTTCCTCCTTCGGCGCATCCGGGTACGGCATCCAGTGCGTGATGCTCACAGGCTTGTTGTCGTACATTTCGTCCAAAAACTCCTTTGTATCTGGACGAAAATACAGCGATGGATAGTCCCACCTGCTCTCTATATCAAATCCGATGACGTGCATTCCCTCTGCCGGAAGTGCCTTGTCCACGGACACCCATCCCGGCGCACGGCGATTCCACTTCTTCATTGCCTTTTCCAGCGTTTTTCCTGCTGCAATGGCTTGTCTACACGCAGTGCATTCGCAAAACCAACTGCCGAAAAAATAATCAGGTTCTACCAGTTCGATTTTTCGTCCCCCACAGAACGGGCACGGTTTCAGTTTATAATCCTGCATTCTTCTTTCTCCTTTCGTCGTTGTTCCACGCTCTCACGGCTTCCGTCTTTGTCCTTTTCGTTCTCCCTGCCCATCCGCAGCGTATGCACATCACACACCACCCGTTTCCGCCGAGAATTGTATGCCACATTTCGGGATTCTCGCGTCCGCAATTCGGACAAGGTAGCCTTTTTAGTAACATTGCGCACCATTACCCCCTAAACTTGTTGATATAGCGGCGACCTCTTGCGTAATCCAGCTCTTAAAGGTTTTTGCTTCGGGCTTGCTGCTACCGAGAACGAGAGCATATAGACCGCTTTCGCTGACGCAAGCCAATTTGCGTTCTTGGAACGTTCCGTTCGAGCTGGTATGCGTTAAACGCACTGTAACTCTTTCGTCCTTATCAAGGCGGCGCGTCGCTGTTGGGTCGATGTCCAGCGCTCGACAAATGTCAATCGCCACAAACCACAGTTTTGGTTCTCCCTCTTCGATGAACACTCGGATGTTCCCAAACTGTACGCTTTCCAAAATGATGATTTTGTGCATGACTTCCATCCTTCTATTCCTTTTTTAGGCAAGTATATCGCATGTGCGGCTTGTCGAAGCCAAGATGCACAAGCCCCGTTGCGCCGTTTCTGTTCTTCCTGATTCGGCACGTTTGCCACGTCAACCCGTTCGCCTTGCAATTGTGGTACATCTGCCATCTGTCGCTGTTCGCGTCCTGCGGCTCTTCCGGCTCATGCAAGATAAGAAACACGTTCGCGTCCTGCTCAATCGCGCCGCTGTCTCGCGCTTGCGACATATCCGGCTCGCTTCTTGTCGCTTTGCCGAATCCCTTCTCGCTCTCGCGATTGAACTGCGTCATACAGAGAAGCGGAACGCCTAAGTCCATCGCCATCAGCTTCAATTCGCGGCTGATTTGCGTGACTTCCTCCGTGCGGTTTCCGCACTTCTCGTCGGCTCTCATGAGTTGGATGTAATCAACTACAATCATGCTTAACCCCTGCTTGCTTGCTTTCATTTTCGCCGCTGCGTTGCGGATTTGGAGAGGCGTGACCGCTCGCTCCTCGATGCTCACAGGCAGATTTGCAAGAATCTGATAGCAGGGCGAAATCTGCGCGAAATCCTCCAATTCCATCTTGCCTGTGGATATTTTTTGCAAGTCCACGCCGGATTCGTTCGCCATGAAACGCGCCGCAATCTCCACCGGGTTCATCTCCAAGCTGACAAGTAGCACCCCGCCGCCGTGCTCCGCAACGTACTTCGCCATGCAGATAGCAAGTGACGTTTTGCCAACACCCGGACGTGCGCCGATGTAGATTAGCTGTCCCGGCTTGAAGCCGCCCAGCATCACGTCAAGGTCTGCGATTCCGCTTGTTACCCCGTCCTTTTTGTCAAAAGAATCCGCAAGCATGAGCGACGCTTCGTGCATCGTCACCCCGTCGTTGATAGCTGTTGATGACTGTGCCGCCGCCGCGCAATCCGCTTGCAACGATTCCACCGACGCGCCCGGATTTCCTACATCTTGCAGGATTTTTCGCGCCAGCGTCGCAAGTTCGCGGCGTTTCGCGCACTCCGCCAAAATCGCTATGTACTGACGCGACATGATAGGCGAAATGCCCATTTGTACGCATTGCATCAAGAGGGCGGTGTCTTGGAAGTCGCATTGCACTTCTGCATCCAGCGTTACAAGGTCAACGTTTTTTCCCTGCTTCACAAGTCGCATTATTCCGCGCTGACAGGCTTGCATCTGCTTTAAGCCAAAGAGTGCATCAGGCAGTGCGGCAACCTCTTGCGCCACAATTGCGTCTTGCATCGCAAGCCCAATCAGGCTTTTTTCCGCGTCCTCGTTGATGTATGCGTCCATCTTTAACTACTCCACGCTCTCGCTAATTCTTCCAGCTTTGTCCGTACCTCTGGATGCTCCGTTGGCTGGTTTTTAACGCAGCTCATGAATACATCTCTTTGTTTGATTTTCGGCGGCTCGTGCACTTCAATTTCATCTGTGCTATTGATAAACCTTATCGGGTGCTTTTCCGCCTCAATCCGCGCTTGCTCTCGTCGCTCTTTCTCCTGTTTTTCTTTCGTGCGTCCGTTGATTACACCTTTGAGGTATCGGACATTTGCCTTCCCGGATTCCCCGGCGATTTTGACGCATTCCAGCACCTCTTCCGCGCCGTTGTCTGCTACAAGCTGGTTGATGGTATCCATCGTCGCTGTTGTTTCGGGAAATCCTTGCCGTTGCGCTTCGTCCAGCACGGCGTTTGTGCCTTGCTGGATTTCTGCGGCTTCTTCGTCGCTGATGAATGGTTCAGGGGTGTGCGATTTGGGCTTCTGCTCTGGTTCGGGGTTGAGCTGTGCCGATTCGGGCTTCGCCTTTTTCGGGCGACCGCCAGCGCGTCCGGCTTCCGCCCTCTCCTCGCGAATTTTCATCACGCGGTCGAACTCGCGTTTAAGCGAAAGATAGACAAAGATGGCATTCCCTTCCGGCGCTTTGCTTTCCCCGGACGTTGCGTAATTAAGATACGCCTTGATTGCTTTCCCTGCTTCTTCGTCCGTCAGGTAGGAAAAATCTTCTGCCATGATTGTCTGAATCGTCACATACTCAAGCTCCATTTACTTTCTCCCTCCGTTAGAACGGCAAATCCTCATCGTATACCGGGGTATATTGCGTCTGTGCAGGCGGTTGCGCCGCTCCGCGTGCTTCCGTCTGCGGTGCATCCTGTTTCGCGCTGTCCAGAAATTCAACATCCTGCGCGAAGACTTCCAGCGTCGCGCGTGTGCTTCCGTCGTTGGCGTTGTATGTGCTGACGCTGACGCTGCCAATCACACACACCTTGCGTCCCTTGGCAAGGTACTTTTGGCACGTTTCCGCTTGTTTGTCCCAAACGGACACGCGGAAGAAGTCTGCTTCAGCCTTTTCACCCGGTTTCGCGCGGCGATTGACAGCAACCGTGAAGTTGGCGACGCTCTTGCCGCTCTGCGTTGTGCGCAACTCAACGTCCCGCGTTAGATTCCCGATGATTGTCAGCTTGTTCATTGCTTTTCCTTCCCAGCTTGTACAGCTTAGCTATTTTTTCGTCGATTTTTACGGGCTGAATGTGGTATTTCTCGTCAAAATCCGCCTGTGCCATCGTGTGGCACTCCGTGTGATGTACCCGGCAAAGCGGTTCGCACGTTAGCCCGATATGATTGATTTCTGTGCGGTCTGCGCCCATACCGACGCGCTCCCAGTGGTGCAGGTCTGACGGTCTGCGTCCGCATACTGCGCACTGCTTGTGCATCACACAAGCGTAGATGTACGCGCCGATGTCCTCCGCATACTCCACAAGCGGCTGCTTTGTCGGAATGTCATTCACCACGCAGAACTCAACCATCCAATCAATATAAAGCCTCGCGGTTGTCATGTCCACGTTTGCCAGGCTGAATGCCTTGATTGCTTCCGCTTGCAGCTTGTCAATCCGCGCTCGCAGGAACTCTGCCTTGAGCATCGTGTTTAGGTCGCTCTTGTCGCCCTGCCCGATGTATCCCGTCGCGGCGGCAATCTCGCCAATCAGCGCCCACGCCTTGCGCCGCTGCTCTGGACTAATTGTGCGGCAGTCCTGCCAAAGCACCGTGACGGTATCCGATAGGTTTTCCGCATCGGGGCGGGCAGTCTGGATTGTCAGGCTGCCCGGCTGCTCGATGACTTTGCCGATTGTCGCAATCATGGCTCACTCCACGGCTCGCGTTTGGTTTCTTCTCGTGTCGGCTCTTTTTCCCAGCACCGCCACTTTGTGCCGTAGTCCTCTGTGTGGATGTGAAATGTATCAATGCCGATGTTGTAAGGTATAACGCGCCACGGGTATGCATCCGTTTTCAGCCATGCGCGAATCGGGATGTTGTCTCGCAGTTCCAGCCACACGCGCGCCGTCTTCTTGTTTTGCGTGATTGCTTCGGCGAACGTCAGAACGCGGTTTCGCTGCTTAGTTGGCATCGTTGCTTTCCGCCCCCTTCTCCATTCGTTCTGTGTTTGGTTTGTGATAGTGCCTGCGCCGATACTCCTGCGCTTTACGGATTTTTTTCTCTATTTGCCAAATAATACTTGCGACTATATTCCTGATGTTTTTCTCTATTCTCGCGATATTTCGCAAGCACCTGTTCTCTGTGCGCCCAATAATATTCGCGATGCCGCTTTTGCAGTTCTTCCTTTCGCGATTGGTAGTAAGCCTGTTGATATTGTCGACGCGCTATTCCGCGTTCAGCCATTTGCGTCAGCTCGCTTTCCAGTAATAAATTCCGCCCTCGGCAGCGTCTCAATCCATGCGCAGAACGCCCTCCATTCCGGCAGACGGTGATTTCCACGCTGCTGATAGATGGTTTTGAGCTGCCGATAGTTGGTAGTCATCCGCGCCGTCAGCCGCAAGCCAACAGGCACGTTGTAGATGACTGCAAGATACCGTTCCTGCGTTGGGGCTTCCTTGTACTCCTCAACCATCTTCTCGATAAGCTCGATTGTTTCACGGCGCACATAGTCGATGCACTTCTCGTCGATGTCCATGCTCATAATGCGGTGCATGGTGGACTGGCTCGATACAAAATCCAGAAAATGATACCGCTCGGCTTCCACCCACGCCTTGATTGAGAACGTGAGGTCGAACTGCACGACGATTCCAGTCAAAAACTGGTCGTGTCCGCTACCAGCTAAACAGGTTGCAAGCGCCATCGTCCGCTCTGTAACTTCCGCGCTGCAATTCTTCGTGTCGGTTGCCATCGGATAGTGGCTTGCCTTTATACTCGACGCAAGCCCCATGATTTCCACGTTGCTGACTACATTCATTGCTTTTCCCCTTTCTCAATTCGCTCTACCATATCAAACGGGTCGTCGAAATCCAGCCGGATGCCCGTCTTTTCCAGTACTTCATCAATCAGTTCGGCTGTTGTGAAGTACGCGCCGGGTTGCAGATACTTTTGCGTCGCCGTCAGCATCCGATGAATCCGCTGTGCGCCAAATCCGAACTCTTCTTTCATCGCAAGGCACATTCCGGCGAAAATCATCTTGATTGCGTGGCGTTCTGCATCCTTCGCTCCGCGCTCATACTCGCGTTCGTAGCCTCCCCGCGCCCTCATGATGCTCTGCGCGGCGTGGGTCATGTCCCGCGCCGCTCTCCTGCGTTCTGCCCGATTCATCATGATGCCTCCCGGAAATTAGCTTTCACCGCGTCCATCAGCGCCTTTGCGTCCGCCATCGTCATCTCTTTCGTCGGGATGTTGCGGACGATGTTTGCTTCCACCAGCGCGGCGCGAACTCTGCCCAACTCCTGCATATCCATGCCGATGTTGCTGCATTCGCGCATGATGTAGTTCGTCGGCGTTTCTGCCGGGTTCTCTGCGTTCTTGGGCTGCGGCTTCGGCTGTTCGTGCTTCGCTTCGTGCTTGGTTTCGTAGCTCTCGCTGTCCGGGTCGGTCATTTCTTCCGTCGGAATGCAAAATACTTGGAAAAGCGCGTATTTGTAAGCAATCGCCATCGCCTTGTTGCTTGCCTTGTCGCCGCTGTCCATGCCCTCGCCAAGCGTTACCGCCTCGACAAAACTGCCGTCGGTGGCATAGAAGCGGAACGCGATTTTAAGAAGACTGTACCGCAGTTCTCCACCTTTCGCTGTTACCTTGATTTCTCGCGTCTGCTCCAAAACCTGTGGAACAGTGAAAATCTTGTTTTTCGTCAGGATGGGCTTCAAGGCGTTCATCACATCGTCGATGCCGCGGAACTTGAAACCCTGCTGCTGGTTGTACTTGTCCTTGCCAATTGCGGAAATGTCCGCCATCGCCGCGCTGATTGCGGCGTAAATCTGCCCGTTTTCCATGCTCGTTCCTCCTGTCAGCATTCGTACCATCTCTGATACTGGTCGTTGATGTGCTTCTCCCAGCGCCAATCTTCACCCGTGCGGCTGGCTTCGTCAACTCTCCGCACGAGCTTCCTGCACCCTCGCGGCACTTCGTCCGTTTGGCTGCATCCGCAGTCGCAGCGCTCCCCGCTATCCAGATATGCCCCGCATAAGCAGCAGCGTCTCGCCATTCGCCTCACCCCTTCTGCACCGCGAAAACCGGGTCGCGCGGAATGATTTTGATGCCGGGAATGACTTCGCCCGTAATTTCATCAATTGCCTGTCCGTTGTTCTCTGTAATCAACCCTTTCAGCGCCGTCCATTTCAGCTTCGGCACGTTCTCCACGCAGGACGGCGCATTCTCGGCGCACCACGCGATAATCTGCGCATCGTCGCGCTCGTACTCCGGCGCTTGCGCCTTGCGGACAAGAACGCCGCTCGGCAGCTTGTACTTCTCGCTGGTCTTCGTCGCCTTGTGCGGCACGGTGTCGAAGTAGCTTTCCAGTAGGGCGGTGAAGTAGTCAATGCTCTGCTGGTTGGACTGCGCCACGCGTTCACTCTGCGCCTTGTAGTAGTCCTTCCACTTCTGCGTGTCGGCTTCCAACTCCGCGATGCGGCGAACCGCCCAGTCTGCCTTCTGGTCGTTGTCGATAACAAAACCCGTGCGTTCTTCCTGCTCGTTCTCCTCGATTTCGTTGATAAACTGTTCCATATATGTTGACTTCCTTTCGTTTTTGTGTTAGAATGGCAGTGGCTTAACCGCCACATTACCCTTTCTGTCTGCTCGTGCCGCGCTTTGTACCCGCGGCACGGGCGCTTTTTTTATGCCCGTCTCCGGGCAATTGTGCCGTCAGGGTTCATCAGCCCGCGCGCCACAAGGTCGTTGCGCTTCTTGCGCTGGCGGATGACCTCGTTCTCCTGCTCCTGCGTCGGGTAACGCTTGCGCCGCTCCATTTCCTGCTCAAAGTCGCTGACCGTTACGCGGATGGTTTCGTGCGCCTTGCCGCCGATGCAGACGTGCGGCATTTCGCGCATAAATTTCCGGGCGCTCTCCTTGCTGATGCAGAGGATTTCGGCGACGCGCTCGGTGTTGAGGTACTGCGTCATTTCGCGCCACCTCGCTTTTCGATTCGGGCAAGCGTGTCCGTCATACAGGCGATTGCCTTTCGCAGAACCTCCTCGTACTTATCTCGGTTAATCGGGTTATCAATGCGCCCGTCTTCCGACACGTCGCGCTCAATTGCGCTTTGCAAGCACATCACGTCCTCAAGCGCGAACCGACCTCGGAGAACGCTTCCTTCCGTCGTCGTCTCGTCTACGCCGCGATAATGGCGGCGGTAGCTATCGCAGTTGGACAACATCCACTTGTGCCACAATCCCGGCGCTTTATAGGCGATTTCCAGTCGGTCAACGTCGTCTGGCGACGGGAACGCTTCGCCACGCTCCCAGCGCCCGACGAGTGCTTCACAAACGCCGATTTCGCTTGCAATCTGCCACTGCCGGATCCCCGCATTTTCCCGTGCTTTCCGCAGCTCATTCCCTCCAAATTCGGTCATTTATTTCACCGCCTTATGTGTTATCATTTCCGTAGGCGCAAGGGTGAAAGCCGTCGCGATTACCTCCGCGATGAAATTGCCCTGTGCGTCAATCTCCCCCGCCTGATACCGCCCCGTCTCGGACAGTGCGCGGCTATACGCCCGCTCAAACGTCAGCTTGGTGATGTCGTCCGGCGTGTTAATGCCCGCCATGTTGCAGACGGCGTCGTAGACGATGCGCATTGCTGCGCCGTCTCCCAGATGCGCCCGAATCTGCTTGACGATTACCGCGTCTATGGGGCACCACCGCAAGCCCTCGCCTTCCTCCGGCTGCATCGTTACACCGGTTGCTCGTTGGAAGTCAGTCATTTTGATTAGCCTCCCTCAGTTGCTTTGTTTTGGCAAGCAGCTTGTCCATCGCGCTCTCATACGCTCTGTAAACGGCATTCGCGTTGTGGTAGCGGTCTTTCCATTCGTCCCCGACGCTGCACCGCTGGAACATTTCCTTGTGCTTCTCTTTCCGCCCAACTCGCGTACTATACACGATTTCGTTCCAAACGCGGCTTGCAAAACTTTTGCTGTCGCATACCATGTCGAGGTTGCGGATGATTTCGGTTGCATTGCGAAGCAGCACATCGTTGACCATGTTCGCTTCCCAGATTGCCGCCCGCGCCTCTGCGTTTGGAACGACCTTTTCCGGAATAACAAGCATTACCCTTTTCCCCCCCCTTAGACGGCAACCGCCGTCTTGTCCATTTCGTACTTAACAGCCAACAGCAGGGCTTCCATTACGGATTCATACGCGCCGTATGCCTCGCTGATGTAGTCCCAGTTACCCAACTTCGCGAACTCGTCGCGCGTCATGGCTTTCAGCTTCTGCGCGCTCTGGCGGATGGCGAAAATCGTCTTGTTCGCGTCCCCGCGCGATACGCAACCGTCCATGCACTGGCTCTGAATGTCCTTGCCGTACTTGTCCAGCAGACGGTACGCGATTCGCACCTTGATAACTTCATTGCTCATTGTGATACCCCTTTCTATCTTTGCGCTTTTCGCGCTATTAGTCGATAAGTGTCCACCAGTCCACGCCCAAAGTCGGCGCAAGCTGCTTTGCAACCTTCGGCGTAACGTTGCGTTCACCATTCGCAATCCGCGAAAGCATTGATTCTGAAATGCCCGTGATTCGCGCAATGTCCGCCATCTTCAACCCCCTACTTTCCGCAAGGTTTCTAATGTTTACCAACGTTTCTCCTTTCCTTGACTTGCCCAGCGGTCAAGTTTTTCGCTAAAAAAAATTGATTTTCTTTCTTCTTCGGGAGGGGGTGTTTGATTTTCCACCCTTCCCCGTGATAGACTACTTGTGCAGGATTCTGTTTTCGCGTCGTCCCTCGCGTTCTACGCTGATGTAGGTTGCCACCTCGTTAATCAGCCATAGCGCGGCGATGATTGCGACGCTCAGTCCCAAAAAGACGAATCCTGCCGGGTCTGCGTGTGGCATCTCCGTGTCACTCCTCTCTCAGTAGTACTCGATGGGAAGTGTGAAATACGTCCTCCAGCGCTACCAACACAGGATAGGACGGGTCACGCTTCCCAGTCTCGATTAGGCTGTAAGCCTGTACCGTGATTCCGAGTTGCTTTGCAACATCGGCTTGCGACCAGCCTTGCAAGGCTCTGACCCGCTTTAATGCGGTTCTCATTGTTGCTCCCTTCCCATCAACTCTCGGCAAGTGTTTTCCGCTTGCTTGTTTACATTATACATCAACTTTGCGTTGATGTCAAGAGGTTTTCAATGTTTTCGCGAGAAAAATTTGCTTCCCGCCTTTTGGCGTTGCGCAAGCAAGCAGGGCTTTCCGTTGCGGCGCTTGGTGATGCGCTTGGTATCTCCGGCGCGTCCGTGACGCAGTTGGAGAAGTGCCAGCGTTCGCCCAGCGTTGAGGTGTTCGGAAAAATTGCCGACCTCTTCGGCGTTTCCTACGATTACCTTGCCGGGTGCGACGGTGCGCCGTCTCCCAAGGAAGCAGATACGCTCTACTTGGAGATTTCCGCGCTTGCTCCGTCAGACCGGGAAGAAGTTATGCGGTATGCTCGCTATGTCCGAGCGAACCCGCGCAAGTGAGGTGATGCACCGTGCCGTTCCCGGAAATTCTGCTTGCGCTGCGGCTCTCGAACGGGCTGACCCAGCAGCAGCTTGCAGAACGCGCCAACGTCGCAGAGATAACAATCCAGAACTACGAATCTGGAAGAAGCAACCCCGTTCCGACGCGGCTTCTCGCAATCGCTGATGCTCTCGGCGTTTCGCTTGATACGCTCGTTGGACGCGATGAGAATGCGTTCTCGCCGCCCGACTTCGACCCGCTTGTTGAGCAGATAAAATCTCTATCTGCTCCACAGCGTGCGGATGTGATGAAGTACATCGAGTTCATCAAATCGCGCTCCTGACGCGCGTTTGCGCTGGACAATACTCTACAAGGACAAAAACGACGTTCTGAGCGCTTCCAGCCCATCAGGTGAGGAAATACCAGTCCCGACGTGCAAGCGCTCCTGCGGGCGTTTTTGTGCGAATTAGGCGTTGCTTTCGCGCAAAGCCCTTTTTGCGTCCGCCTATGTCGCCCAGACTACTTCTCGCTCCCTTCAATGGCGTGCTGGATGATGTGAATCATCTGCTGGTTGACGCTTCGGTTCTCGCGCTCTGCAAGGACTTGCAGCTTGCGATGAAGCCCCGCGCCCATTCGCAGTGTGACTTTCCTGCTATCTGCCGTCATTGTGCCGTCACCTCTCTTTTATTATATAGTGCCGTCACCTTGCTGTCAAGGTGCTGACCGAAATTTTTTTGAAGGTGGTGATTCCCTTGCCGTCCGACCTCCCGAAGTTTACGCTCCGCACCGACAAGCAGACGCTTGACAAGTTCCGCGTGGTTGCGAAAAAAAACCTGCGAACCGTCAACCGCGAATTGGAGATGCTAATGCGTCAGCATATCGCGGACTATGAGGACAAGCACGGCGAAATCGTCCTCCCTCAAAATCAGGAATGATTGCTATGCAGTCATATCCTATGCAGGAATGGAGGTGAGTATGCCATGCTTGAATCAGAATATCGTCTCTGCCGTGACTTTCAGCGCGGCAAACAACTTTCGGCGGAACAGCTTGCGCGGTTGCGTTCATCTGGCTTCTTGGAGCCACAGCCGCCGCACCCATCCGACCTTGATGCACGTCCTCCGGATTATGTGCCGGAGCTGAACCGTCACGCGCTGGATGAAATGGAGCAGTACAAATCAAGTTGCTTGCGCTTCCTGCTTCCCGTCGGCATCTCCGCCGTCAGCTTGATTCTCTCGCTGATAGCTCTCTTCAAGTAGCCGAATCTCTTTGAGGTAATCCAGCACATCGCGCATATACTTGCTATATTGGTCGAAGTCCAGCTTCATATAGCGCGGAGCAACGAGGATTCGCCCGAACGCAAGGCACAACTCCTTGCCGTACCAGCTCAAAAGCGGATTGTGCTTGAAAACGCCGTCGTTCATGTACGTTTCCTTGCGAAGCGCGAAGTTCTCTTTTCCCAAGTACTCGATGCGCTCCTTCAAATCCTGAATCTGCTTTTTCAACTGCCGTTTGCTCTGATACACGTTCACACCTCCAAAACACGAAAGGGGTACCATCACGATGAAGAAGTTTGTTTCCGTCCTGCTGGTTCTCTGCTGCCTGATGTCTTCCTGCGTTTCCGCGTTTGCGACCGAGAAACGCGACCTCACCGACGGCGAAATGCTTGCCTTGCACTTTATCAATGAGTTCTTCTCAAGCAAGCCAGAAGATGGCATTTCCTACGACGTTTCGCTTGACACGGAAACGAACTGCTTTGTCGTCAAGGGCGAATATATGCTTCTGGAATCGCTCTACAAGAGTTATTCGCCAGAATATCAGGAGCTTCTTGCGCACATTTCCGAGCTGTTTTCGTCCGTCGATTCGCTCATGCGCACCTCTGTCGGCAGTGACAGCTACTACTTGCGCTTAACGTACTTCCACAGTGCTATCGCGTCCTCCGGCGCGTATTGCGCGTTTTCTTCCAAGGGCGGAACGCCGCATCAGGTCAACGGTCGATTCGCGTCAAATGCGCAAACTTCGTACAGGGTCGCAGATGACCGATACTCCGAAGAGGACTTGCAATACATCGTTGATAAGTTCAGCGGCGATAACGTCAATCTGCTTTCGATTTCCATTTCATCCATCGAACCCTACGACAAGCCGAGCATCAGCATTAGCGTGTCCGGCGAATATTGCAAGAAGATGCTGGACAACTATAAGCCGAATGTTTCTTGTCCGTCCGCACCAGACCGCTATGTTATCGACTGCCGCGAAATTGCCAATACGACAGGTGCATCCTGCGTTATTCTCTGGCTTTATGGCGATTCTGACGTTTACGCTTGCGTCCAATTTTCGCATTCTTCAAGGTACGCGCATTATTACGTCAAGGATTACCGCTACCTGAGAATAGAACCCTGATGTCTTCCACCCCCAGCGCGTCGGCGATACGAATCGCTACCAGAACGCTGGGGGTATTTTTACCGGAAGCGTACTTGCAAAGCGTGTCTTGCCTGATGCCGGTTCGCTGCGAAAGCTCCTTCTGTGTCCATCCGCGCGTATTAAGCGCATCGACCAGCTTGCTCATTTCTTGCCCCCCTCTGCGCTGGTAACTATATTATATGACAATTTGGCATATATGTCAATAGGGCATATTGCCTTTTGAGGTGATTTTTTTTGAGACTGAAAGCCTTACGGCTGGAACGGCACTTGCAGCAAAGCGACGTTGCAAGAATCATCAGCTGCGGACAGCCGCTTTACAGCCGCTATGAGCGCGGAGAACGTGAGATTCCTCTGTCCGCGCTGATAGCCCTTGCCGACTTCTACGGCGTGTCGCTCGACTATCTTGTCGGGCGTTCCGACGACCCCACGTTTACGCCAGCCATCCGAAATCCGTAAGCGTCAAGAACATCTCGGACACATTTCTGTCCGCTCGTCGTCCAGAACGTCAGCAATCGTACATCGCCATGCTCATCTCTCCACGCCCTATACACAGCCGCGGCTGTATAGTCTCCTGTGACGCGCCATGAGCCGTCCGGCATCTGCTGCTGGATTCCGGCGCGCTGAAGAATATCATTCAGCGCGGCAGTTGTTAGTCCGTATCTTCGCGCCATTTTCCCCGTGCTAATGGGCGTTCCTGCCTTGATGTTCTTCGTCTTGATGTCCTGCGGCTTAACGGTGAAAACCTCCGGAAATGCCTCGGCAATGTCGCACCCAAGCGCATTCGCAATCCGCCGCATGGCTTTAATCCTCGGGCTTGCGTCGCCGTTTGCGTAGCGGTACATCATGCACTTCGGAACTCCTGACTTCTCGGACAGCGCGGAGACGCTGATGTCTTGTTCCTCTGCAACGTGGAGAAAATGACGCACCTTCTCAGCCATCGACCTCACCCCCGAAAAGGGCTTCGACCGTCGTGCCAAGCGCACGGGCAAGGCGAAGGGCATGACGCACGTTCGGAATGCTGTTGCCATTTTCCCATGATGGATAGCTGCATTCTTTCAGCCCTGTAATCCGAGCAAGCCCGCGCCCTGAAAGATGCTTTTCAATTCGCGCCGCTCTTAGCTTATCGCGCAAGCATATCCCCTCCATCCTGATTAGCAATCTAATCGCGTTACGATTAAATTATAAATCACCTCTTGCAAGATGTCAAGAGGTGAACAGAAAATTTTTTGTGTGGTGAAGAGTATGTTTGTCCCGGAACGCCTTCTGGATTTGCGCAAAAAAAAAGGCGACAGTCAACGAACCGTCGCGGCGAGAATCGGAATTACGAATGCCCAGCTTGGAAACTACGAACGAGGAATCAATGAACCGTCTGCCAATATCCTCTCCCGCCTTGCCGAGTATTACGGCGTGACCACCGACTACCTGTGCGGACTGTCCGACAACCCGCAAGGAACGTCAGAACGCCCTATCCTCGACGCAACCTGCGAGGCGATTATCGCCAAGCTGATGGGTGCGCCGGATGACGTGGTGCGCGAGGCGATGGACTACGTTGAGTATCTCACCGCGAAGGCGGAACGTCGGATGCGGCAGGAGCGCAAAGAACGCGATAGCTTAAAGCGCATGGCGGACAAGGGGGATGCTAAAAAGGGCGAACCGTGATGTCCCCGGCGCGAATGTCGGGAACATGAGAACGAGCGGCAAGGAAGAACTGCACGTCCCCGAACGCCTAAGAGCAGCAAGCGCGTGAGGACAAGCAGGAGAATCAGCAGAGGAGCAGAGCGGAGAAGCAAGATGCCATGATTATATGCCAGATTGCCCCGCTTGTCAAGCCCCCTGCTGATTTTTTTCTTGGGTAAAAAATGGCAAAACGTTTTGTTGACCCCAACAAAACGTGCGGTGAGAACCATTTGCGTGATGCCACGAAAATGGTCTGCCCCGCGGCTATCAATTTCGCGAAGCCACGAAGATGACCATGCTGTGGATATCCGCAAAAATGGTGCTCAAAAAAAAGACCGCCACCGCCACAGCGCGTCAGCGTTTTTTCTTTTCTTGTTTTCTTTTTTACATTTACATTTTAATTTGATTTATATTTGCAAAGCAAAGGCAAAGCAAAAAAAAGCAAACGAAAGCAAAGCAAAAGCAAACGAAAGCAAAAGAAAGCAGTGCTTTTATTTGCTTTGCTTTGGGCTCTGTTCTCTGTACTCATTGAAATTACTGCGTTTTAGGCGTTTTGCCTGAAACGAAGCGCCTCATTTTCTGACCTTCTCTGACTTTTAAGCAGAAAAATCGGGAAAAGCTAAGCGCTTCTCACACGCTAAATGTTACGATTTTGTTACGCTTAAAATGTTACAGGATTGTTACGCCAAACCCGGATAAGCAAATTATAGCTCAGCTTTTTTTTGCTTAGCTTTGCTTTCGTTTGCTTTCGTTTGCTTTTTTTTGCTTTTGCTTTGCTTCCGTTTTGCTTTCGGATTCGATGCTCTCCGCAGTTTATATTGTTTATATATTCATAACGTTTCATTTGCAGAAATTTTCTTTTCCAGCCACGAAAAAAATTCCGCTTGCAGGTCATCCGGCAGTTCCTTCACCTTCTCGACGAGCGTTTTAACAACAAACTTTTTATCAAAAACAGGCATATTTTCCTCTCCAGCCGCGTATTTTTTATCGTCCACCGCAATACCATATGCTGACGCGCTGCGGAATATGACTAAAAATTTTCCGTGCGTTTGCAAAATGTTTTCAATTTGTTCACAATTTACGATGGCACTTTGCTGCGTTTTGCGGCACAATGAGAGTAAAGGAGTGATACACTTGCCACGCCAGACACTAAAAAAGCGCCCCGACGGGCGTTATGTTTGTAAATATAAGGGTTTCTCGTTCTACGGGCGAACGCAGTCCGAAGCTCTTGCAGCCCGCGAAGAGTACAAGAAGCAGGAAAAATACGGCAGGAAACCACGGGAGAAGTACACCTTCGCGGAGTACGCGGCGGAGTGGCTGCCGACGTACAAGAGCGAGGTGACGGCGAAAGTGTACGATGACTATGCGGCAAGGCTTAACAAGATTGCGTCAATCTTGCCAAAAGTTGAGATGCGACTAATTACGCCGTCGGACATACAGCGGCTATACAACGCATTCTCTAATTATTGGGATTCCACGCGAAAGAAGGTGGCAATGACAACAAAAGCAGTTTTCCGAGCTGCGTTAGGAGATGGAATTATAGTAAAAAATCCATGCGAAAACATCAAGCCAGCAAAAGGCAAAGCAGGGACACATCGCAACCTCGAAGATTGGGAAGTGAAGCTAATCGAAGAAACATACCAAGAAACGCCAATGGGATTGTATGCTATGGTGATGCTGTATGCAGGGTTGCGACGTGGTGAGGCTCTTGCTCTCAATATTGATAGGGACGTTGACTTTTCCGCTGGGGTAATCCATGTTCGGCATTCGCTACGTTTCGAGCATTCAAAAAGTATCATAGTGCAGCCCAAAACCAAAGCGGGTGTTCGCGACGTTCCTTTATTTCCGCCGCTGAGGGAAGCCCTAACCGGCAGACACGGAAATGTTTTTTCCTTGCCAGCTGGGAAAAATATATCCCTTGGGCTTTGGAATGCGGAATGGCAGAGATACTTGCGCTTTCTGTCCGCGGTTGCGCAAAAGGAAGTTGCTATCCGTCAGCATGATTGCCGACACACGTTTGCCACAATGTTATATGATGCAGACGTTGACGTAAAAACAGCCACAAAGTGGATGGGACACGCAAACGAGATGATGATAATGCGTATCTATGCACACCTCACGGAGAAGAAGGAAGAAAGTGCCATCGAGAGGGTGGAAAGTGCGCTTGCTAAGCGCCCAAGTAGTCAAAACGGTAGTCACGCAATCAGGCAATCGCCTTGAAATGCTGCATTCTCAACGGATTCACGATTTTTTGATATTCCCATGTCAAGCATTATGATCACAGGAGGACGCTATGATTTCCATTCTGCCCGAAAGCAACTATGCCGCCGTCATGACCGAGACGGTAGAGCCGTATCTGGATTCGCGCCGTCAGGAGATGGACATGCCGCTCTCCACGGGCGGAACGCTGCACGCGGAGGTCTACGAGCAGCCGGATGCGACCCGCGCCGTCGTCATCCTGCACGGCTACACGGAATCCGCCGAGAAATTCCGCGAAATGACGTGGTATTTTCTGAACGAGAAGTTCAACGTCTACGCCATCGACCACCGCGGGCACGGCAAATCCGTCCGCAAAATTTCTGACACCTCCATCACGCACGTCGATGCGTTTTCGGATTATCTGCGCGATTTGGAGGAGTTCATGTCGGGTGTCGTCCTGCCGAGGACGGAACATCTGCCGCGCGTGCTGTATGCGCACTCGATGGGCGGCGCGATTGGCGGCATGACGCTGATGAATCACCCGAAGTATTTCGCGCGGGCGGTGCTGACTGCGCCGATGATTGCGCCGTCGAGTGCGCCGCTGCCGCGCTGGGCGGGCAAACTCGCGGCGGA